ATTAGCAAACAACCTCGCAATCTGTAAAGACTCATAAGATCGAAAGGCGCTGACGCTTGACGATTGAGAGTAAGCAGGGCGGAGGGGAAGTCGATCTTGAAGACTTGCCCATACCTGGCTGTTGATGTGTTCCACGTGAAACTACCTAGGTGGAAAGGTTTCCCTATAAGGGAAGAAAAGTCGCCCCTTAGTTCTTGAGGGACGTTGTCGTAGTGAACCTGGGCATCGTAAACGGCTGGGTTCTCAATTGCCGTTCTCGTGCGAATCGCGCTATCCTTTCCGGCTAGCACTGGCGCTACTTTATCTAACATGGCTGTGTTTTTAGTGTTCACCTCACTTGGTGTAAAATTTGATTCGGCGACAATAGGTACACCTCTCTCTTTATTGTCAAATGGAGAAAGGGGGTTGCTCTTATCATCTCGGTCGCTTCTCTCAGGATGAGCCGCCTGAAAGTGATCTACACGAGAATCTCGGGTTTGTGTACTTTGCGCTGTACCAGCCACCGGTCTACCAACTAAACTACCTATTTTCTCTACGCAGTTATCCCACCACGTGCGGGGCGTCATCGTAAGCCCAAACATCCCTGACAAACCTATGTTGGCATTATGAGTCAAAAAAGCAGGATCTCCTTTCATCACCATTGCGTAAAGTTGCTCTTCAGTGAACCAAGCAACGTCTGTCAAGCCATGGGCTTCACAATTGGATTTGAGCACTTTCATCAATTCAGAGTAGTTTTGGTGTAAATACGCCTCACGCTGGAAAGCTAAAACTTTGTCATATAAAACTACTTCAAGATCTTTCTTACTGTCATACCAGCTCATTGAATTCGTCATAGATCTAACTTCTAAAGGACAGATGTATTTCGCAAAACGAGGGTCCCAAGTAAAAGATCTCTTCAAAAAGCTCAACTCTTCCCATTCATGGTAAGGCCTATCTACTTCAGATTTATCAGAATTAGTAAGTCCACTACCTATGGAAACAAAGTAGTCTCTCATGCCCAACATATCCATTCCTGGAAGCACCGAATCCGTCGCATTCGTTTTGTCATCTCCGAGCACAAAATCAACTATTTCTTCAAATTCCATCAAAGTGGGAATTCGGCACACCTTTCTACACACGTTGGAAAACCACATAGCAGTCATCATTCGATTGATCATACTGTTGACTAGAGCAGTGAGCCAACAACCAGAAGGCATAGAATGAGTGGTTAAATAAAGGCGATTTAAGATGGCTACAGGACAATTGGGCAAATTCCTCAAAATGGTTTCTGCTACGCTAGGTTCAGTGGATTTACGAGCCAAAACTTTTGCCACTGAATGTTGTAATTGAGCTAGCATCTTGCCATCAAATTTGGGCACATCTGCACACCACCTCTTGTTCTTGCGGGCCAGGATTTTCGCTATCCTGTCAAAGTCTTTCAGTGGGTTGCAGCCAATCATAATCTGGTTCCTCCATCTATTTTCCACTATATGCTCCATCAACTTTCCAAACACGCGTTTCGTTGTATATTGTAATTCAACAGTTCCTACTCTAAATGTTCGTGGAGTGTCCACTTTGTTAAGGTTACGTAATTCATCTTTTAAGGTCTCGCAAAAGACAAAATCTTCCCATTTCAGGACTCCGTTCGCGATATCCAACTCCAACTTGGCTACTCTTTCTCTACCATAAGGGGTTAACTCGCTCTTGTCAAAATCGAAGTACACTTCCTTATCTGGCTTTCTCAAATATCCGTTCACAGAGTCCTTGTTTATTCCGGCCAAAACTGCAGTGCCAGATACTACTTCTTTCTCTGTTAAGGATCCAAAAGGTAGCACAATAGAATCAAGCCATTCCTCCGCAAATCTTAAATCTAGAGGGTGTACTTCTCCTATAGGTAAAAAGCTCTTTTCTGCCATCACTCGCACAGTTCCGACCCCATGCACTGATAAATTCGCAGGGGCTCTCTCGACTGGAAACGTTCCGTAAAGAGGGGTTTTCTTATAAGAAGTGGTTTTAGGAACACTAGTAAAACACGAGGTGTCCGTTCGCAAGACACTCATACCCTCTAATTGATCTGCATGGGGAGAAAAGTTCCAATAATGCGTCTTATCTTTTTCCAAAACACTCTTGATTTGCTCTACTACGTAAGAGGGCCATACACTGCCTACGCCATAGTTATCACTAGCAACGGCTACGTGCATTCCCATAATGCCTTTCGATTTGTCCATTAACAAACTCCCGCATAATCCCTCAACTTGATAAGGATACTTAACCACGGCTCCATTAGAAACTACGATTTCTCTAGTTGCATACAGTTTTCTATACTGAGTAACGTTTCCTTTCTTGACTAACGTTTCCAACTGGGTAGAACCTAGAGGTGTAGCAAGTTCTTGAACTGCTTTACCTCCAACAAGATGACTGAGATTGGAGTATGCAGTACCCATTTTCAAAGGAACTTGTAAAATGGCTACATCTGCCTGAGTGTCCACGTAAGCTATAGTATAAGGCAACTTATCCCATTCGATCGTGCTACCGTTGGCATTGGTAACAGTAACGAAACCAGTCTCGTGAGGAACTGAGTGGTTTGGAACAACTATGCTATGTCCTGAAACTAATCCTACAGTCCTAGATCTTTCCTCTCCGTTAGATATAAGAACGGACTTCAACTGCGAACATACTGTAGAAACTATAGTGGAATTAGGAGTGCTTAAGGCGGGAATAGCTTCTCTTATTAAATTCAAATGTTGTGGTACGGCCTCTCCTTTTATCGATTTATACCATTTACACATAGAGTACACTAAAGCTAATACAAACGTTGCTCCTAACACTTTTACTAAATGAAGTTGACCCCAATCTTGTAAGGAGGATAAAAACGACCAACAGTACTCTTGTACCTTTTCTGTCCAAGAAAGCTCTTCTTCTTCTATTTCGAGGAAACCATCTACAAAACCTAACACTCTAGTTTGAGCTAGGGCATCATGGTATACATCAGGCTCTCCTCTTATAAACGCTACTTCTTCCGCTGAAAGTTGGTTGTCATCTCGAAACTCTTCTCTCTGTTTCTTCAGAGCCATAATTATATCAAACATCCACTTAAGTAAGTATTTCCTCTCACCTAATCTAGGAAATGAAGTCGGAGTACCTTCAGGAACTCCCGGAGGAAAATCTGTTCTCCAATTGTCCACCGTAACGTCATACCACTGAAATCTAACATGGCTCTTAGTAAAATAAAATACAAATCCTCTTCTCCACAAAGCTTTCGGCGATGAAATGCAATCTTGCTTAGAAAAAGAAGTTTCTTCTAATGTCGAAAAGGCGTTGGTTGTAAACATAATAATAGGACTACAAAAAAACTTAGTGTCTTTTAAATTACTATCTGCACACTCTAATGGACATTTGACACAAGAAACAAAATTAATAAATGGTCTGTACTGACCCAAGCCCATTTGGCCAACATCATCAGACGCGTAAACGTCCTCGCCGTTATAGGCATCGTAATGGTCTTTGCCATCCCCAACTGGTTTAATATTGTGAGTATATACTGTCATGCCAGCGGCTTGCAAGAGTTGGGTCATAACAGTGGATTTAAAAACTCCTGGGGGACCTTCAAAAACAAAGCAAACTGGTTCCACTCTAGTAGTGGCTTTATAAGCGGCTAGCGATCTGCTTAAATGCTTAAATTCTTCTAATAAGACTTTTACACTGTTGCATCTTCTGCCCCAATCTGACATTTCTGGGTCTCGTAACACGTGGAGATGTTCTTCTACCGCTTGGACAAATTCTGGGCGAGTTATATATTTCTTGTCCTTATGCCACATGTCTAAAAGCCTTTTCACTTTATTAAACCACTGATATTTCTGACCAAAAGGCAACTGATCCAAAAATTTAACTAAAACTTCTTTAACAGACAAGCTAGGAATATAAGTACACATTTGTTTTAAAAAATCAACG